GGGCTCTCTCCCACGTGGGTATTACTTTACATGGCTTTCCTTCCCATGGACGTTTGTTGACGGTACACCTATCATTTCAGTGCCGTAGGTACGCTTTACCTAAAGTGGTTATTTTGTCAGCTCATAATTACTGGTATCCAAGATACCTCAATCTGAGATCTACAAAGACTGGAAAATACCAAACTTCGATTCCATAATCATGTAAAACATGACGGAACCAGCGTGATACTTCTGGATCTTTTGCTTTGCCCTTAAGATTTAACGCTTTACGCGGTAATTCAGGGTACATCTTCACAAGTCGGGAAAACTCCGATTTTAGAAAACGATATGTTGATGGGTCGTAACCATAAGACCAAGCTAAACCAACAATTCGTAAATACAAATCTATTGGATCGTCATCATCCTTTTCAGGATATAAAAGACGCGCTTTTACATCAGTAAGATCAACCTGCAATTGGGGACTGAGATAACTCATCCGCATGCCCAAGAACTGCGATTCTCGCTGTTCATCGGTATATATGTTAACCTTAGATTTCTCTTCACTGACTACTCCTCCTAACTCTTCTGTGAACATTTTAAATTCATGAAGGTGGTTAAATGGATTAATCACATTCGAATACACTGTTAGTGAATCATCTCCTAACACAACACGGTATGACCTGTGCCATGGTTGAAGTTCTCTACGTAACATAAAGTACTCTAAATAGATCAAGTTCACAATTGAACCGACTATCTGTGTGAAGTTAGAACCCGATGGAATACCACGATGTTTTTGTCTTACACCATCATGCCAAATAATTGGGGTATGGATAAAGTACTCAACAATGTGATCGAACATATTACTCTGCTCAAAGTTCATTTGGAACCGAGACTTAATGAAAGTGAATACTTCGCGTATCAATCGAGCGGAAACGCGGCTGTCAAATTGGGAATAATCTACTTCTGAACCAAATCGTCCTGAAGTTGTTTTACTCAACCAAAGATGGTAACCTGCTCCCTTATCGAGCCATTTGTATGACCAACCGAACAAAGGACACGTTTTAATTTTATCAAACAGAGGACCAAAGAAAATTCCTTCTCTTAAGATCATGTCGACGGGATAAACCCATACTAAACGCGGCTTGTTTTGAGGTCGTTCACGCACAACGGATCGTGCGGCTGCCGATGCCGGGTACACTGCAACATTCTTCCTCCTCCGGTATAATCTACAATCACGTACAAATGTACGGAAGACTCTTTCTCTCGTCAGAGCTTTAGGCTTATACTCAGGGTAACCAGAAGACGTG